CTGTACAGCCTGCCCGCGGCTTGCCAATAGAGCAGAGTTATAGGCATTATCCCGGTTCATGCCGAAATCGCGCGAGGCATTGGTATAGGCTTCAGAACCAGGCGTAATCCCCTGATTGGCCAGCTTCGCATCAAAAGCCGACTGCTTGGCCTCCCACTGCGGATCAAGGGTCTTCCGGTAAAGGTCCCACTGGTCATTGGTCGCCGCGGTGTTCAGATCGAACGGCGTATTGAGAATGCCGGCGACCTTATCGAGTTGCTGTCCGCCGATGCTCCCCATCTTCTGCTGGCTGGATAGATATTGATCGTAGAGCCCCTGTTCCTCCGGGGAAAGGGTTGTAGTTGCCGTATAATGCGGCGTGCCATCCGCCCACGTTCCGCTCTGGGTATAAGTCAGATTCCCATAGGGCGTAACCTGGTTGGTCGAGTTCAAGCCCTGCTGTGTGATGGCCGTGCTACGATTGGAGGCGGCCTGCGCATTAGCAGTTGCCACCGGATCGGGAGCAGGAGGAGGAGTTGGATTGTTCATGGCTTGTCCTTCAGCCAACGGCATTCTTTCTTGCACATGCGGAACTGCAACGCATCATCATCAGGAAAGTAATTCTTGGCCACGCATTCCTGAACAAAACCGGCCTTTCGCATGACGGTCGCTGCCCTGACATTCGATCGTTTCGTCATGGCCGTCATTCTGGTAGCTCCCACGCCAACAAAGACGTACCAGGCCACGCCCTGAAGAATGCCCCGAGTAAATCGGCCGGAAGCCGCAACATCGATATCGATGTTTCCGCCTGGAATGTAGCTGTGAAAGACAAAGCCGACGCGAAGAAATCCCAGATTGTCGAGCCACCCCAAGGCTGTGTAGGGAGGGCAAATCGGGTTTCCAAGCTTTCGTCCGACCCATTCTCCCACTTCTGTGTCATGTCCGACGAGGATATGCACACTATAGCATCCCACCAAGCTTATAGATCACATCAAAGCCATTAACCCTCACCGTCACCTCGCCCGTTGCATTCGTGCTCGCCCGGAAATGGACAGAGCCGCAATGCCCCTGATTGGCGATGGATGACCAATCCAGAACGCTCCGGCTTTCCGTGGCATACACATCGGTATCGTAGATCGCCGTGTCATAGAGAGCTGAAGTCGTGGTCGAGGTAGCTGGCGTTCCGAGCGTGGCGTTGTCCCGGAAATCTGTTGACATACCGATCGCCGGACGCTGACCACTGGAATCCGCAGTCACAGCCGCTCGAGCAAAGCCGAAGTTTTTCAGTTGCCCCTTGGCCTTGAAATAGTTGTACGCCCCCTGCCCGATGGCCTGGATATCCGCTGAGCCATCCTTGCCGCCCTTGTCTGCCTCGTAAACAACACCAGCGTTCCCACCAAAGAACAGGCGATCCTTGTAGACCGCGAAACAATTAGCGCCCCATCCGGTGAAGCGGCACCACGCCCCAGTCAGGGTATTCATGACGTACTGATGCTGTGTTACACCCTCGGCGACTGGCACGTTCAGAATGGCCATGTTGCCCTTGGCATAGGCCGTCAGCTCCCACCCGAAATTGGCCGAATAGGAACGGGCCGCCAACGTCATCGCGTTGTTGATGTTCTTGGTTATAGCGATACGCGGAGCGGCCCCTCGATCTGTCTGCAACGCTTGCCCGAAGGGGAGTACTCCGTCAACATTGACCAGTGCAAGATCACCTCCGACTTTGACGAAGCATCGACGACTGAGAGGGGCGCCAAGGTCGAAGACGCCAATAAGCGACCACGTATTAGCGCTTGATGGGTCGGTCCCGCCATAGATAGCAACCTGACCTCGGGAAGAGATAAAGGCTGCAAGATCATCGTCTCCGAACCCGCCATCCCGTGTCCAGGTGGCCATGGCATTGAGATATCCCCCCTTGGTAAAGAGGCTCCCCAGCTCGAATGTGCTAGCCGCGCCTGCTATGGATTGCACCGGGAGATAAGCCGCCTTCGTCGAGTCCTTCAAGACGAACCAAAGACGATGCTCGTGGGCATTGACGTGAATGATATCGGTAGACGTAATTCCCGTGATCGAAGGTGTAGCCCAATTCGAGCCGTCCCAATGTTTGGGCGTATCTGCTCCATTACAGGCCCACAGATACTTCCCGCCCGATGTGGTGAAGTTGGTGAACTGCCAACGATTGTTGGCCAATCCCGTAACGCTGGTGGCCGAGGCCGCGCCGGATGCGCTCACGTCATAGATGATGGAATTTGCTACGGCAAAGAGCTTGTCTGACGAGGTCGCCGCCCCTTGGTAGGGCATGAGGCTGTCAACCACTCCACTCCCGAGACCGGTCCCCCAGCTCGCATATCCCCTGCGAACACCTACCGAGTCGGGATAGGGAAACCAATTGTCGAGAACGATGGCACGATCCGGCTCCATATCCGCCAGAGCGGAGACCGCATCCCATCCTCCCACCGGAGCAGGAAGTGACGCAGGGCGGGTAGTGACTTCCTGGCCGACCTCAATTGCTCTGCGCCCAGAACCTCGCATTGGGACGCGAGAGACGGCCTGCCTCATGGCGTGACGGTTCCGGGCCAGGTCGGCATTCTGTACTCACCGGACGAGCGACCGAGCTTTATCATCCTGTTGCCGCGATCCCGTGAGCAGGCTCGATCGACCTCGCGCTCGTAGGTGGTCATGTCCTCCGCGTAATCGAGGCCCTTGGATTTCTTGTAGCGCCAGACAATCCCGAGGGAGATGAGATATTCCGGGATCAGTGCCGTGTCCGTGTCGGCCTGCCAATAGGTCTGGGCTACAAGCGCAGCGGACTGACACCATTTGGTAGACATATAGCGGAAGGCAAGCGTCTGCCCAGCCGTGGGGGCGGGCGTGATGTAGAGTGCATTCCCGAGTAGGGAGGCCCAACCAGGACTGCCGGCGGTCACCGCAAGAGCCTTGATGCTCTCCCACTCGGTATCATCAGCCCAATCATACCTGAGACCTATAGAACGATTCCAGATATCGGGCTTGGGCATGAAGCGGTCGAAGTCGGACGGGAGAGCAGTCTGAAGCTCGGCCCCGAGCGTGGCAACCGTATAGGCGACTTTGATGACCTGCCAATCGTGTCTACGGGCGAGCTCCCGCCCCTCCTGATTTGCAAGACGAAGCAGGAGGGGGACGTTGGGGTCAGTAGAATTAATGATGGACGTAGGCGAGGGAAGATTGCAGAGGGCCGCGGCGCCATGCTCTGTGCCGGAAATAATGGTAAGAAGGCTCATTTGATCCCCGCCAATGCCTTCATGACCTTCATTCGCTTATCATCGCTCTTGCCGGTCACGGGCGCTTTCGGATGCTTGGCATTGTAAATGCGCGCGGCATGGCTCTGCGCCTGATCGTAGTTCATTCCTTCGGAGGCGAGCTTGTCTCTTATCGCCTCGTACTGAGCAGGCATCAGAAGAGCCTAGCAAACCAGAGAGGAAGTCGCAGAACATGGCGCCCTCGCCATACAAGCCAAAGCTTTCTCTTTGACGACATATAAATGCCGGACATTGGCTCTGTCGAAAACGAATATGACGGAAGGTCGTTCATGCTGCCTCCTGCTCCTTGGGTGGCCTACCAGGACCGCGCTTTTGTGGTTCCGCAAGGGCGCGCTCGAGCTTGCTGGCCAAGTCGGCAATCTGACGCTGCATCTCGGCCTGATTGTCCTTCAGTGCCTTGTTCTCGGCCGCATAAGCGTGGGTGGCCGCGCTGTCCTTGGCGAGCGCCAGATAAGCCTTGGCCTTCTCCCGCAACTCCCGGCCCTGCTGGCCGAGCGAGCCGATGTGGTTGTCATTGACCTCCGCCAACATCTCCACCGTCTGGATATTCATGGTGTAGAGGGTCATCGCCATTGCGCGGGAGATCGGCGGCCATTGATCGATAGGAAGGCCCTGGATAGGGTTTTCCTTGCGGGCCTGGAATACGGCCCATGCCCTGGGAAACCGTTGCTTGTGCTGCTCCGTGGCAGGCTGGCAGAAGTTTGACTGCCGATCGCCGGGGATGACGGCGCGGAAGAACACGACCTCCGTGAAGACCGGATGGCCTTCACGTTCAGAAGCCGTCTTATCTTCCTCCGGGAGCAGACCGAAGCCCACCGCGATCTGATTGACGCTCTCCGGTGCCCCGGCCTCGCGCTCCAGCATGAGAGGGATTTCATTCTCGAACTTCACGCGGCAACCTCCATCAGTTGGGTATTTCTGTTGTAGAGCCGGCACATGGCCTGTAGTGCACCATCGCCATAGACGTTGTATGTCGTATCGGGAAGGCGTTGGATCACGTCAAA